AATAATGGCAAGATTGTAAGCGAGAACGATGAAATAACAATTCAGTCTTGGCTAGATTATCGCAATGCCACCCACCACTTTGAAGATGCAGATGGTAATACAGTATATAACTCATATTTCTTTGATTCCAGCGAGTCAACACCGCTCGCGCCACAGAATCTTACTAATGTAACAAACTTTGAGTATGAGACCAGCCTAAATGATGCTCGGAGTGATATCAGAGTAATCAGGCCTGAGCTTATCCAGCAGTTTGCTAATCGGTATCGTACTCTGATCAATGCCAACTAATATCAATCTAGTTCCTGGTGGTTCAGCAGGAATTAACCCAGCTGCATATCGTCTAAACGAGATTATTCTGACCAATCATGGTGGCAGAGATATTGATATTGTAGGCCTGGTAACCAGCTTCTCAATCAGTGAGAGTATCTATCATCCGTTTCTAACACTTGAGATGAGCATTCGGGATGATGTCAATCTGCTTGAAGAGTATCAGATCTCTGGGCAGGAAAAGATACGTATTTCGTTTTCAAAGCATGAGTATCAAGAAGAATTATTTCCAGAAGATAGCTACCTTAATGAAGTAACTATTGAGCACACATTTTTGGCCACAGAATACCCAGTATACGCAAAAGGATCCAATAACCGAGTTCAGGCATATGTTCTGCGTGGTGTCTCACCTCATGCTTTTATTGCAAAGTTTAAGAAGATATCCCGCGCATATAATGATAACGCAAGCAATATCATTAAAGATATTCTAGTAAATGATCTAGGGTACTCTGAAAAGAATATTACTATCTCTGACATGTCTACACCGATGATGCGAGTAATTATTCCTAATCTCGATCCGCTCGAGGCAATCAGCTGGATTCTGCGCAGAAGTTTCGATGAGAACTCTGCACCGATATACTGCTATGAAACACTATCAGATAAGATGCTGATTCAATCATATACTAATTTAGTTTCAAGCAATAATCTGCCGCATCGAGTATACCGCGAGGGCAAGTTCTTTAATACTGAGATTATTGATGACAGTACTCAAGCATATCTACAGATGTCATCGCGCATTCTGAGTTTAGCATCTGATATCCGTTTATCGAAGTTTACTGCCGGCGCGCATGGTGCATATGGTGCTACATCTGAATATGTAGACATCTCAAAAAAGACATATACTCAGGACATCTTTAACTACACAACTGACTTTGATTCGATGGTCTGGCTAGAAAAAGGAAAGTCGATTTCTACTCAGTTCAAACCAGCAGAAACAGAACGGCAGCTTGCTGAATATGACAGAGCATACTTAAGCTTTATCCCGCTGAACACACTCGCATTTCCTATTGATAGTGGTGTAAATTACCATCAGTCTGTGGTAGGTAACAATCTAAATAAAGCACTTTCTTACATAGAAAATATGGATGCAATTGTTCATGACCTTAAACTGTATGGAGATGCCACACTACGGCCGGGCAAGTCGGTTAGTCTGCATCTTGTGAAACCCGTTGATCCAGATGTTGAGTTTCGCGATGATAAAGCGCGTGGTGATCAATCTAAGGATGAATTCTTGTCTGGCCGCTACATTGTAAGTGGTCTTAAACATAACTTCTCAGATGAGTACTATATTGAGGCGAGAATAAAGAAAGACTCTTTCACTTATATCTTTGAGCAATACGATGAATACGATTGATAACTTTGTGGGTGGTAGATTTGCTTGGTTTACTGGTGTAGTTGAAGACATCTATGACCCAATGGAAATGGGGCGAGTTCGCGTGCGTTGCTTTGGATACCATTCAGCAAATACAGATGAGATTGCAGTGTCTGACCTACCTTGGGCAACAGTGATGACCCCAATTAATTCAGCAGCAATGTCTGGAATTGGCCATTCTGCTACCGGTGTTCTGCAGGGGTCGTGGGTTATTGGGTTTTTTCGAGATGGAGTATCAGCACAAGATCCAATTATTCTAGGGACGATACCATCGATTTCAAGCGAGACAGATATGAAAATGGGCTTTGCAGATCCGGACGGCAAGTATCCAATCTCGGCATTAGTTGGCCAGCCAGATATGCCGCGTGAATCGCGTTCCTCTGCATACACTGAAGCTCCTGCATATGCAATCCGCAAAGATCTTAGACAAGAAAAGGTGGAAACAGCAGTACCACCAAAGGTTGAATCTGTTGCGCCTGCAGAGTCAGACAGCTACTACACGCGAAGCACGTGGAGCAATTTGGATGTTGATGAAGTGGTGAATCCAGTATATCCAATGAATCACAGCTACCATTCTGAGAGCGGCCACACCAAAGAGGTAGACGATACTCCAGGATATAGCCGTCTTATGGATATGCACCGCTCTGGAACATACACTGAGATCAATAATAGCGGAGATAAGACCACCACAATTGTTGGGGACAATTACGTAGTAGTGCTTGGCGCAGATAATATATGTATTAAGGGTACCGCAAATTTAACAATCGATGGAGATCTACGCTATCTGGTGAAGGGCAATTACCATCTTGAAGTTGAAGGTAACAAGACGGAATATATTAAAGGAACTCGCCAATCGAAGATTGGCCAGTCGGAGCATGTTGAAATTGGCCAAGACTATGCTTCGAATGTCATTAAAGATCGTATCTCGCGCATTGGTGGAGACACCACGATAATCAGAGATGGTAATAAGAACGAGACAGTTGGCAATAATTCCGATCTAATGGTGTCTGGAAATGATGGCCATATTGTACTAGGCGAACGCCAAGAATATACCGGATCTCACTTCGAATGTACTACTACTGGACATTTAATTCTTGTATCTAACGATTATATGTCAGTAAATTCTGCATCTACTCTTGAAATGGATATTACGGGAGATGTCACACAGACATTTGGTGCAGCACAGACAGTAAATGTCACTGGAGATGTATCTGAGACAGTGGGTGGTTCTGTATCTGAGAACTACAGCGGATCGCAGGAAACTGAAGTATCTGGCACAGTCACGATTACTGGATCGTCAATTAATCTAAACCCGTAGTGATGCTTTATGCCGATTACTATACCCAACATTCCAAAGATAGATGTTGCTGTTCCACAGTTACCGGAAATGCCCAAGCTGCTGTGCAATGCCAATTCTGCACTCACTCAGCTTACTGCAGCACAGTCACAGATTAAGGAATTACTCAAGAATAAGAAAGCAGCTGCGGCTACGCTTATTAGTCTAATACCATCTGTGCAAAGCAAGCTAAATAAAGTAAAAGCAATTGTTGATATAGCAAATTCGTTTCAATCAGAACTTAAAGCAATCTCGACGTCCAAGAATCCAATGATGATTGCACAATTTATCGAGAAATGGTCAGGATCAATTAAAGGTCTTAGTTCATTAGTTGCAAAAGCGCAGTCGATAGCAAATAATCCGCTTTCTGCGTTTAATTACTGCACCGATGTACCAAACTTCAATCTTAATCCACTAACTGGTAAGGTCACGCTAGGATCCCTTTCTGCTATTATTCCCAATACTAATCCAGCGACTGCAGATCCGCTAGCAGCTACAGTGGTGGACAATACTACCAAACCCACGCATGGGCACTCCGATGCAAGTTGGAGTGAGGCCCGCAAGTATTATGTTGTGGTATTACCCAAATTGCTTAAGCTTCTACGCTCGATTGGCGATTCCCGCAAAGAAGCTAAGGTGTTGAACTATATCGATAGGAAATCAGATAATCTTGCAGAATTGTTTGATTCTGAGAAACTTGCAGAATACCGCGAGAAACTAATTAACGATGAAGAGTACCCAGATGATTCTACACTTAACAGTAAGTATAATGAGATTGATAGTATTCTTCAGGAACATAGCGTGATCGTCATTTCATATGCGCGCTATTCTCAAAACCGGGCTGGATCATCAGTACAACAGACAATGCTTGACGGAGGCCAATAACGATGCCAGCAGTAATACGTCAAGGTGATCTAATTAAGCATAGTGATAATAGCACCAATCCAATCACTCCATCGACTAACACCACCGTCTTTGCAAACGGTATGCCAATTACAGTAAACCAAGATCCAGTCATGCCGCACAAGACTGGCATACATCTGGTATCCAAGATGGTAGCAGCTAGCAAGAATGTCTACATTGGGGGAAAGAAAGTGGTTATTGTGGGAAATAGCGCAACGTGCGGTGCACCAGCTATTGGTGGATCATCTAATGTAAACGTAGGAAGTGCTTAAAAGTTGATATAAATAGTCTTATTATATGAGTTCCACTCTCTCCGACTATAATGTAAATGAGCTATTTGTAACTACTCGCACTTCAATAGTGTCGAAGAGAAAGCAGTATTCTGATCTTGATCTTTCGCTTGCGCTTAATCTTAACTTTCGCGATATTGTGCCTTATACAGACATCGATGCTGTAAAGAATTCAGTGCGTAATTTGATTCTAAGCAATTACTTTGATCGTCCATTTCAGCCTGCGCTAGGATCAAATGTTACCGCATTTCTATTCGAGCCTGCAGATAACTTTACAATCTCGGCAATGCGCGAGGAGATCAAGCGTGTACTAAAGAAGTTTGAGCCGCGCGTAGATGATGTAGTAGTTGAGATTATTGATAATTCCGATAAAAACGCATATAATATCACTATAGGCTTTCGCGTCATTGCACTAGATCAAAGAATAGACCTGACGCTCTACCTCAAGAGAATTCGCTAATACTTCTTACCCTATGGCACAAATCAATGTCTCAGAACTTGACTTTGGCACTATCAAAGAGTCAATCAAGTCACACTTCAAGAATCAAAGTAAGTATAACGACTGGGATTTTGATGGCGCAGGCCTTTCTATTCTCCTGGATGTTCTAGCATATAATACACACTATAATGCAGTTACTGCTCACTTAGCGTTAAACGAAGCATTTCTCGATTCTGCACAGCTTCGTGGAAATGTCGTATCTCATGCCAAGCTTCTGGGCTATGTTCCGCGATCAACAACAGCATCTACTGCAGTTGTTAATGTCCAAGTTACTGCTCCACTTTCTAATCCTCCTCCATATCTTTCGCTTGAGCGTGGTGTTAAGTTTAGCACAACTGTTGACTCGTCAAAGTATAGCTTTGTAGTTCTTGAGGCAAAGCCGGCTGTGCCTCTCAATACAGTTACTAACACATACACATTTAATAATGTAGTGCTAAAGCAAGGTACTCTAAAGAAGATGGTATACCGCGTTGATGAGCTAATCGATAATCAGAAGTACGAGATTCCAGATACTACAGTGGATTCTAGCACGATGCAAGTACGTGTAAACGATGGTGAAGAATTTGCTATCTACACACAGTTTAGCACTTTAATTGGTCTAAATAATACATCTCGCGTGTACTTCATTCAAGAAAATTCTGATGGAAAGTACGAGGTTTACTTCGGAGACAACAATCTGGGTATCAAGCCTGGATCTAATAATATTGTAGACATCGAGTATATTTACACAAATGGCCGTATTGCTAACCGCGCAACATCTTTTCAGGCAGCTCAGGCAATATCTGGTATTGCTACAAATCAAATTGCAGTCACAACAGTAACTGCATCCTATGGTGGAGTGGTTAAAGAAACAGTTGAGTCAATTCGGTATAATGCTCCTTTGGCGTTTATTACGCAGAATCGTGCAGTTACTGCAGAAGACTACCGCGCAATTATTCTACGAGAGTTTGGTGGAATTGATGCGATCTCTGTCTGGGGCGGAGAACATGATCCGGAGCCAAATTACGGTAAAGTTTATATAGCAATCAAGCCTTCTGGCAAAGATATACTTAATGCTGGAGAAAAGTTACAGATTACAGATACTATTCTAAAAGGAAAGAATGTGGTATCAATTGAGCCAGTCATCGTCGATCCTGAGTTTACATATCTTGAGATTGAGACATTTATCAAGTACAATTCCAATCTAACTGATAAGTCTACTGCTGCGCTAGAATCATATATCCGCGACATTATTCGTAACTACAACGATCAAAACTTGCAGAAGTTTGATGGAGTGTTTCGCTTCTCGCAATTCCTAGGATCAATTGATAACTCTGAACCGTCAGTTTTGAATTCTGTTGCTCGGCCGTATATGTTTAAGTGGATCACTCCTAGAGCAAATGGTTTAACAAACTCATTCACGCTTGACTTTCCAGTACCAACATATACTACGTCTTCCACGACGCGAGTGCTTTCTTCATCTGGTTTTATGCTTGATGGGATTGAACATTTCTTTGGTGACGAGCCACTCGCCGAAACGACAGACCGGAATGTATTTATCTATCGAGTAGTAGAAGGAAATAAGAAGAAGATTTCAAATGCTGGCCGCATTTACTCCAGTATTGGACGAGTAACTTTAAATAACTTTGCTGTAGATTATACCACAGTTGGTGTGTCACCAGATCGGATTCGCATTATCCTTATTCCAAACTCATTTGATATTGCTCCGAAACGAAATCAATTGCTTGAAATTGACCAGCAGTATGTCAGTGTAAAAGCTGAAATTGATTCGATTGCAGTGTCAGGCGCCGCAGGTACTACAAATTACACTACCACAGCGCGTCACCGTTAAAGTAATCTTTCTTCATGTCATATACTGAATCCACAGCAAGTATCCGTAAGAAGACAAAAGAATCTGTTCGTGTAGAGTCACTGATTCCAGAGGCGCTGCGCGAGAAATCAGCCTTGCTAATTGAATTTCTGCAAGATTACTATAACCTTGTCAACGGTGATGGTACAACGTCTTACTTTATTACAGTTCAGCCAGGAGTGGGAACATATATTGTTGGTGAGAGCATTCAAGCATATACAGCAACTGGTGGAACAATTAGCGCTACAGTTGCTAGGTTTGAAAATAACGTGTTGCTTCTGCACGCTGCAGATGGTATCTTTGCGCTAGGCGAGCCGATCGAAACTCTGCGGTCACATCCAGCTGTGCAAACCATACGCATTATCTCCTCAATTCAGAACATCTATGACAACCCAAGTTATGAAGTAAATCGCATTGTGGAGGAACGAAACATCGATCTTGCTACAGATCGGTATCTTGAGATTATTCAGCGCGAGACAGCGGTTAACGTTCCGGGAAAATTTACGCAGAAAGATATTAATCTATACAAGAATCTGCTAAAGTATTACTCACTTCGCGGATCTGAGAACTCAATTGAGCTATTTTTTCGCATTATCTTTAAGCAAAGTGCTGAAGTTTACTACCCATACACCGACACACTTAAGCCTTCCTCAGGCAGATGGAATGCAGTAACTCAGAGATATGATGATACTAATGGGTTTCTTTCAAATATTAAGAAGTTACACGACTCACGTTACTACCAGCGTTACTCATATGTTGTTAAGACTGGATTAAACATTAATGCATGGAGAGAGCCATTTAACCGTCTAGTGCACCCAGCTGGATTCATTTTCTTCGGTCAGATATTCCTAGTTTTAGAAGCAATTCATACACTTACTAATACTCTTAATAATAGAATGCCACGTGCTCAGCCAGGGCTAATCTCACTTGAAGACCTAGTTAATATCATTGAGCTTGCATACGCTGATTACATTACGCTAAATACTCAGGGTAATCCAGTGCTTAATGTGCAGAATATGCGCGTGCTTACTGATTTTCTAATACTTTTACATCTTGAGTTTCAG